ACTAACCCCAATATAACATATATCCAACCCTGTAAAGTTTTTGGTTTTTGAATTTGAACAGAGTTATTAGAATGTAGCTCAGTAATGGTCTGAGCTATTATGGCCTTAATATCCTCATCTTTTGACGTATCACCCATAATTTTATGTTAAAGTATTTATACTATTAAGTCACTGTTTATTNAATTTTATAGNCCGTAATTTCTAAGNTCAGCTAGCTGCTCACTCGTCTTTGGCNTAAATCGTTCTTTAAAGCCGACGCTTTCTGTGATTGGCTCTACCTTTTCTTTGCTCTTTTGTGGTAACCCAACTACATACTGTGATGTGTATGACTCAGTAACTGTTTCTTCAGCATTTTCTGTTGGTGGGTCAGTGAAGATTTCTACACTAGATGTATCTACGTGTTCAATATCATCAAGAGTAAACTCAAACTCTTGACCATCTTTATTTGACGCGTATACTACTGTGCTTACTTCATGATCAACTGCATCAACAGCATACCACTCACCATTAACTAAAACCATCGCTCCAACAACCACCTCANCCTTAAGCTCTTCACCATCTTCACTTACTGGCTCTGTTACTTCTTCTTGATCTTCTACAGCGGTATCAGTATTAAGGAACACNGCNACTTGATCTTCTCTAACATCAGGGTAAAGATTCATTACTAATCCCTTAACTAAATCNTCTGCTTTGTCTTGATCGCCGAATGTTCCAACTGGAGCCTCAGCATTAATACCAGCAGGNGTAATTTCTACTGTATAACCAGCATCTGCCATAATACCTTTTAGTCTTTCTGCAATNTCATCTTTATTTGATACAAGACTTAAGTCAACATCCAAGTCATCAAAGTCTAATGATGATCCTTCAACTTCCGTAATACCTTTTGCAAATTTAACAATGTAATCACCTACTTCATCAAGACTGTTTGCTAATTCTTCATCACCACCCTCTTCTGCTGCATCAGCCATAGCCTCTGCTTCTGCTTTTGCTTCTGCTCTATCTTCTGCTCTTCTCTTATAAGCTTCCTTACGCTGTGCTGATCTTTGACCAACTTGAAACTCAACTGGGTCAGCAATACCTGTACCAGACGCAGCCTCTTCGATATCAGCAGGAGATGCATCATTAATAACACTAGCATATGTCTTACCATCAATCTCTTGTGTCTTAAGGAACTCTACTAAAGGCTTCTGTGATGGAATGTTCCTAAATCTCAGCAAGTCTCTTTCTTCTTGTGTTGTAAGTTCTCTTCCAATCCGCTTAGACATTAAGCCAACAACGATGTTAAGTATAATGCTTTTAGCTTCTCTAGTTGGTGCACTAGCACCAATTTTACGAGCTTCGCCAGCCGCTTTACTCCACGAGGACTTAAGACCTGGGAAGTTTTTTGAAACACTTTCCTCTAGAACGTTAATTCTTTCATAAATATCGTTGAATTTGCAAAACTCTTTCATATAATATATTTATACCAATGAAGCTAAATTATAAGGATTTTAATACACTAACACAAAAAGAGCTGTGTAAGATACCAGGTATCGGTAGAACTACAGCTAAACGCATAGCCGCAATGCGACCATATAAAGAGGATAACGACCTTTTTAAGGTCAAGGGGCTCGGTAAGACAACTCTTAAACGTTTGGGTGTAGAAAAGAAGAAAAAGGAACGTAAAAAGTGGATGAAGCATCCAACCCAGGGTGATGATGTAGATTATCCTCATAGTTGCTTTGCTACAGATGCTAAGACTGGGCAGTTAGACTTCTTTTGGAGAATACCACGCGAGCGTCGATTATACTTTGGTCATGAAGAAGAGTCAAAGGTTCTAATCGCGAAGATATTGGCTGAAAAAGAACAAGAGCTTATTTTAAAGTAGTATATAAGTAATCTATAATGTGCGCAATATTTGGATCAGCAGATATCTCTACCTTTGAGGTGTTATACGACGCTAATAAAGAGAGGGGTAACTTTGCAAGTAGTGCAGTTAGCCTCACAAGCGATGATCAGCTGATTATGAAGGCTGAGGGTGATATTAACTTTGATAAAGTTAAAATAAACACCGTAGGTACTAGATACTTTACAGGTCATGTTCAGGCTCCAACATCTGCAAAGAGAGATTGGACATGGGATACATCTCATCCGTTTGATAGTTTATCGTGGATGGTGTTTCATAATGGTGTACTAACAAACGCCCCGGAACTCGAGCAGTGGTGTAGACCGAGCTGGAATAACCCAGTTGATACCGCAATAATCCCAGAGTTGCTACAACATACAATGGAGAGTTGTAGGTATAAGAAGCCTCGACCAGTTTATTATATTAAACAAGTGCTAGAGATGTTAGAAGGTACATTTGCACTGTCTATTATTGATTGTGATACAAATGAAGTGTACCTGGCTAGAAGCGGCTCCATATTACACTATAATAGTAAAGGTGATTACTCTACACTACCCGGTAGAGGTTACAAAGAAGTACCTGAAGGAGCTATTTTAAGACTAAACACAGAGACTAAAAGATTTAATAAGGTCGGATCATTTAAGGTTAAGTCGCCATTTTTATTCATATGAAGGTATTTTATTTTTCACTTACAAAGGGTAAGAAAGTAAATTGTTTATTACACCAGACGAGTAAGATTGTTGATGGTGTTGAAATTTACTTTAAGGAACGTAACAAGATGTCGATTGCAAAGGCATATAACAAGGCGATTGACTTTTGTATAAAGGAAGGCGTCGACTACCTTGTACTATGTCATGATGATGTTATCTTAGAGAACGTTACTGAGGTAAAGTTATTAGAAAACTTTGATCAGTTTGACATGTTTGGTGTAGCCGGCGCAACTCAGTGTAAGTTAGAAAAACCAGCATTGTGGCATCTAATGGGAGGTGGATTTAATGGTGGTAACCTACATGGCGCTGTATCACACTTACAAGGTAATATAAAGGGTATGACATCATTTGGGCCTTACCCACATAGAGCTGTAATGGTTGATGGTGTCTTTATGGCTATTAAGCGTAAGGTGTTTGAGAAAGTCCGCTTTGATGAGAAGTGCCCTGCTAAATGGCACTTTTATGATCTCGATTATAGTATGTCAGCTCATAAAGCCGGCTTTAAGGTAGGTGTAGGTGATATTTTAATTACACACGCATCTCCAGGGCTAAGAGAGTTTACACCTGAGTTTGAGAAGGGTCAGGAGTGGTTTATTAAAAAGCAAGGAGCTGCGCCTTCATCAAAGAAGACTACAAAACGTAAAAAAGGAAAAAGAAAGACAAAGTCATAATAAATAATTATATTATGACAGTAGATGAGTTTCTAGATCAAGAATATGTTAGTCTGGTTGAGAAGACAGGTATATTACTACCGGAGTGTGATTGTTATTGCGGTGTTGCATGGATGCCTCATTGGTTTAGATCGATGCTCAGTGTGAAGTTTAATAAGAGTTGTAAGATTCACGACATTTATTATATATCAAAGCACATAGATAACGAAGATGCTGACCAAATATTCCTCGAGCATATGTTTAAGCAAGCAGGCAACTCGTTATATTGGAAGTGTGTAGCGTATATAATGTTTCTTAACGTTCGTGTATTCCAATTCTTTGCAAAGGATTTTATACCATTCTTTAAAGACTAGTTGAAAATCGATTTATTGCAGTTATACTATAATTGTGAGTAGATTGAACCTTGATGAATTTGAAAATACGCTAATCTTTAAGTCTCTAACTGATAGCGGGTATCTCGCATCAATTGCAGATATAGCAAAGCCTGAGTACTTTAAGAATAAGTCAATTGCTAGTATATTTACTATTATTAAGGACTTCTCAGAGAGACGTAATACACTCCCTACAATTACTGAGATTAAAGCTTATCTTGTTACTGATGAGCAAAAGGCTTCATTTAAGTCACTCGTGCAATCATTCTCAGAAATAGATAAGAATCTAGATAAAGATGAATTGTATGATAACACGGAACAGTTCCTAAAAGAGAAGGCTGTCTACCATACAATGCTTAATGTAGCAGAGGATGTATCCAAGGGCAAAGTTGATACGTCGGATGTATTGCAGAAGTTTGAAGAATCATGTAACATCAGTCTGGTTACTGATCTTGGATTTAATATGTATGATGATATTGACTTATTGGTTGATGATCTGAACGCAGAGCAGAGATTTATACCATCAAAGTGGGAGTGGTTAGATGAATGTTTAGGTGGTGGGTTTCTTGAGGGTGGTAAGTCGTTATATGTATTTGCTGGTGAGACCAATATTGGTAAGTCAATCTTCTTAGGTAACATTGCTCATAATATTGCACAGCAAGGTAAGAATGTATTACTAGTTACTTTAGAGATGTCAGAGCTAATATATGCGCAGCGAATTTGTACCAATGTTACAAAGATACCAATGCGTGATCTAAAGCAAAACGGACCTACAATTAAGCATGTTTTCAACCAAGAGGAGGGTAAGATCTTTATTAAGGAGTTTCCACCCGCTACTATTACACCTAACCAGTTACAAGCGTTCGTTAAGAAGTTTGAAGAGAAAGGTATTAAGATAGACGCGATTGTATTAGATTATCTTAACCTACTACACTCGACTATTGGTAATAACTCTTATGAGCGTATTAAGCATGTTACTGAACAAGTACGAGCAATGTCATACACCTTTGAATGTCCTATTATATCAGCAACCCAGCTTAACCGATCAGGCTTTGATCAAGATAATCCGGAGCTAGCTACTATCTCAGAATCTATTGGGTTGGCCGCGACTGCTGACTGTATCTGCTCAATTTACCAGAACGAAGAAGATAGAGAGATGGATATCATTAGATTAGGTATGATGAAGAACCGTTACGGTCCACGTGGTACTACACAGGCGATGAGAATTGATTACCCCACACTATCTATTGAGCAAGCTGATGATGTTGACCTTGAAGATTTTGAGGATGATACGTTCAGCGCCTTAGCTGGTCTTGCAAATTAAATATACTAGTATAAGTATATGCAGTGAAAATATTAGTCTTTACAGATAGCGACCTAGACGGTGCAGGTTCTGCCCTATTTATTAAATGGTTGTTTAAGAGTAAACTATCATATTTAGATATCGTCGAAACAACGGAGACAGTCTTTCATAACGACTTTAATGATAAAGCGCAGACTCTAGATAGTTATGATAAGGTGTTTATTTTAGACTTGGATCTAACCGAAGCACAAATTAAGCTAGTTGATAGAAGTAACGTTGTTGTAATTGATCATCACACTCCACATGTTAGTAAGAAGGGATTGTATCAACACGCAAAGCCAATAATCGAGGAGTTTAGTTCATGTACAAAGCTGTTAAGGCAGAAGTTTAATAAGATACAATTAACACCTGCGCAAGAGGAACTTATAAAGTATATCGATGACTATGACTGTTATAAACTTGAGTATAAAGACTCACTTAAGTTAAACGCCATCCACCATACGTTAAATAGACCTAAAGCAATCAAATTTATTGAGGCGTTTGAAGATGGTTTTAGACCGTATACAGTCTACGAGAAAAATAGTATAAAGCTGTTTGTACAGAAATTTAAGGAGCAGTTTCAAAACGATATTTTTATAGGTACCGTTAAGGACTATAAGGTTGTATCTATTATTGCAAACTACGCTATTAGTGAAGTAGCACACTTCCTAATAAACAAGTATGAAGCAGATATCGGCATAGTAGTTAATGTCGATATAAAGACAGTCTCCTTTAGACGAAGTAAAACTAGTGATGTTGATGTAAGCATATTAGCAAAAGCGTTCTGCAATGGTGGTGGTTCAGCTGCTACAGCGGGAGGTAATTTGACTCCTGACTTCGCAAATTTAACCAAAAACTTTTTACCATGTTAAGCACTACTCCTGGAAAAGCTCCATCGCAATCAATTATAGATGTTGAAACGGAACATTTACTCTTATGTTTCTGTACGTATTGTACCCTATTAAAGGGAAAGAAGCTATCATTACAAAACGTATTTGTTCTTGTACTTAAGGATGAGAGACTAAGACAAATATTGAAGGATTTAATATCAGTTGATAATAATTTTGAGCTTGTTAAGATCTTCTTACAGTTTGAGCCGTCAATAGCACAGTCGAAATATATTACCAAATATCTCAACGCAAATAAGAATATTGATTTTTAGATATTTGTATGTATAATGGTATTTGTATATGATTTCTAAAAAAGAAGAACAGATATATAATAGCCACCTTTATACATCGCGGAGCGTTCGAAATAAGCCAACACGCTTTAGGAACAATTTCGATAAGTTAGCTGATAAGGATGCTATATACCTTAAGAAGCTATCAAAGTTCTTCTATAATTACAAGCACATCAATCTACAGGATTGGTTTATAGCTCCATATAAAGTATATAATGATAATGAGGGCTATTATGACCTACATTTTTATACTACTCGGAAAGCTCTAAAGTGTTATACAATGTATATGAAGCAGCAGGAGATAGAGGATCCGGATAGTGATGATGCTATTGCTAGGATGAAGGAGTGCTTAGCTTTTGTATATAGATATTGTGTAGAGAATAACTTAACACTCGAGCAATACAAACAAAGTAATGTCGAAAACCTACCTACTATTATTGTCCATCTTAAGGAGCATAAGATTAACTTTTACACGTTGCATTTACTAGAGGCAGACGCTATAATAAAGAGAGTTGAGACGGCAATACTTAACTTTATAGTCAGTGATTTTTGGAATACATACTCACAGACTAGAATTAAGTTTGCAAACTCTAACAAGTTAAAGCAAAAAACAAGAAAAGCAAAGAAACAAATACAACAAAAATTAGTTGAAAACCAAAAAAAATAAATTATAATAATATCATGAGTTCGTTTAATATGTCAATGTTCGAGTCAATCAAGGGTGCCCTTGCTGACAGTAATAATAGTAATCAGTCAAACTACACTGAAATTATGCAGTGTAAGCCAGGTAATACGTATACTGTACGTCTACTGCCGTTTGCAAAATCACCAAAAGATACCTTCTATCACTACTATAATATGGGGTGGGTGTCATTTGCTACCGGTCAATATGTTCAGGCGCTAAGTCCGCAAACATATGGTGAGCGAGATCCAATCGCAGAGGAGCGCTTTAAAGCTTCACGTACTGGTACTGAAGAAGAAAAGGAAAAAGCTCAGGCAATTCGTCGTCAGGAGAAGTGGCTTGTTAATATTTACGTAATTGATGATCCGAGTAATCCGGATAACAATGGTAAGGTTAAGATGCTTCGCTATGGTAAGCAGCTACATAAGATTATTACCGAAGCTATTGAGGGTGAAGATGCAGAAGAGTTTGGCCCACGTGTATTTGATCTTGGACCAGACGGTGTTAACTTTAAGATTAAGGTTGAGCAGCAAGGTGATTACCCAACATACGTATCATCTAGATTTACTACAGCTGGTAAGATCGACTTATCAGAAGATGCTCAAGAAAAGGCATATACAGATGTATTTGATCTTAGTCAAGTGTTTCCTCTTAAGTCATATGACGAACTTAAGCAAATGCTTAATGAGCATTACTTCTGTAGAGCAGATGAACCTGAGGTCGTAAGTACTCCTGTAGTAGAAAGTACTCCTGCACCACCGGTAGTAGTGGAAAGTGTACCAACAACTACAGCAGCTCCTGCAGCTAGTGTGAGTGTAGACGACGACATCGATGAACTATTGAAAGACCTCTAATATGGATGCTTCAGAAAAAGATACTCTGCTACAGTTCATGGGACAGGTGTATGGTGAGACAAAGAAAAACGATCAAATGGTAGTTGGTCAGTCTCAACAACTTCAACCTAGAGCTAATCAAGTTAAGCAGCAGTTCGAACAGTTACTAAGAACACCAGCTCAAGCCCGTGCTGATGCTTTAAGGCAACCTGTACCGGTACAACCTACACAGGCAGCACAACCCGCGCAAGTAGTGACACCTGAGCAAGCCGCACAAGAGCTTGCTCAGGTCACTCAAGAGCAACCTGTAGCCTCA